CATTCTTTTGTACGCCTCATATTGATCGTGCAATTGAGGTGCTGATTGTGACATTTGCAAGACTGCTTGAGCTTGTGCGATACGTTGTGCAGTGCTAAATATGTTAGGATCACTGACTGGTATTACATCTATTTGCTCATCAAAGTCTTTTGCGAAAACTGTAGTTGTCACTCCACTTTGTGCAAATTCAAAACTTTCTGGTAAATATTCTGCATTTAATTTTGATAATAATTTAAATTCTTGCCCTTGTGAATAATGCAATCTTTTATGTATAGCACTAAATGACTTACTACCTTGTTCAATTAATGCAACTGTAGACCCAACAGGGGCATTTGGGTTTACATCACCTACATTCAAATCTGCAGTACTAGCAAATCTTCTTCCTGCATCTGTTATGGCAGTCATCAAGTTGAACAAGGTATTTGATGGCTCTTTGAATGGTAGTGGCATAATAGCTTTGTTTACGTCATCTACTGTAGCATCAAGATCAGCAAACTCACCAGGATTGATTTGCATCTCACCCCCAGTAACTCTACCTTTTAATTTAAAACCACCTTGCATATTAGCAAAAGCCGCACTATCCAATAATGCTCTAAGTGATCCTGTTGCTGCTCTACCTAATCCACCTATCATATGGTATAAACCAAAACCATAGAATCCAGTGCCTGGTAGAAACTTATAACTTACAAACCAATCTCTCTTGATTTGCTTTTCATCTTCTTCATTCCAATTACGTCTTATGCTGACTATAGTTTCTGCATCGTAATCAATTGTAACCACATAAGGTAAAGCTATAACATTATCTTCATCGTCATCTTCTGCACCATCTATACCATCAAATGTTTGGTAACAATGCATCTCTAACAATGTCATAACTTCATCAGTTGAATCTGAATTGTAAGGGTCAACGCCTTCTATCTCACTTCCAATATCTCCACTTGGGTCAATATCGTCTGACATATATTTGCTTGGCAGATAATACCCACTCTTAACATATTTGTTAAAATCGTTTCGTGGCATTCTAATTACATGAGTATATCTAGATGAGGTGTATAAATCTTTACTTTCTGGCGATACAACAAAATCCTCTGCTTTCACGAATTGAGAACATTGTCTTTCTAAGTTTGCATCCCACCACACCTTTTTAAATGTATGACCCACTAATGGTAACTGAAATAGCATTTGATCAAGATCAGGAAAGTATTCTGGCATCTCTTGAGTAATCTGATAGTTCATGTAATCTTTTACACGCTTGGCTTGCTCTTCCATCTCTTCACTAGGCTCACCAACTATAACAGTCTTGACTGGCCCGCCACTTGGATATAATTCAGCAATTGCTTTTGCGTTAAATTGTGTTGCTGCTTCTGCAATCATAGGATGAACTACTGTACTTAATCCTCTAGTAGCTCTTTGATTTTCTTCTTCGTCTTGTCCACCATTTGGGTCAAGTGTCTCTAGTCCTTGCTTATATCTAAACTCCCATTCAGACCTAGCTTCTTTATCTGTCTCATAATTCTTAATTAATTCACTAGCAACTCTGTTTAATTCTTTTTCGTCTAACTCTTCTGCTATGTTTTCATCAAAGCCAGTTTCTTTTTCTTCTACATTGTCTAGCTCTGGATCGCCAATAAGAACTTCTTCGTTGCCTATCTCTTCAACTTCAAAGTCATCAGAAGGCATCGCTTCTGCAAATGGAATTACTTGTGGTTCTCTAGCCATATATAGTCATCCTTTTCTCTTCTATTTGATCATCTTCGTCATAATCAGTAGAATGTGTGATAAACCAACCTTTTCTCAATCTTAGCCACGCTTGTGTACAAGTGTCAACTATATCATCATTATCCCCTGCAGGAAAGGCAGAACATATATCAATTAAGTTTTTTGCCCATTTTTTTCCTGATGGATAAAATATTCTACCATCTTCTAATAATGCAGAACTACTGTGTGCCCTTGCAATCTTGTCTCTATCTGGTGAATAAGCTAACACTGGAATGCCACCCATTCGTAAATCTTGTAATAAACTTTGTCCACTTGCCTTCTTCTCTATTAAGACTGTATCTGGTTGCCACTCATCATACGCCTCTTGTGCTAACTTTCTTAACTCGCGTTAACTTGACCATTTTGTCTAAATATACCCCAAGTTGTTCTTGCACTATAACTACTCGTTTCTTTTGTGCTAAATGCAGTATCATAACTTTGTACTAAGTATTCTATCTCTGGTAACTCGTCTTTTTCCCAGGGAACCCACCATTCAGCCTTTAATATTCCACCACCTTTGGGCATTGGTCTCTGTTGCAATTGACCTGCACTTGCGTATGTACCCAAACTTTTTTCCAAATTATTAAGAGTTTTTTCATCAATCCTCTTCTTCCACAACAACTCGCCTTCTTTCGTTCTAGGATCGCTAAATCCAAGAGTAGATCGTGTTGGCGTTGGGTGTCCGATTTCATATCTTGCAGGTAAACATAGATGATCCCAAGCATTGTACTCATTCGCTAATATATGTCCAGTAAGGTCGTTCTCATGTACCCTCTGCATAATTATAATAAAGGCACCAGTTTTAGGATCATTCAATCTAGTCTGCATGGCTTGATCCCACCACTCAAGAACACCTTCTCGCACAGTTGATGATTCTGCTTCCCTTACGTTATGAGGGTCATCTATGACAATAATGTCTCCACCTTCACCAGTTAATGCTCCATCTACTGACGTTGCAATCCTCTGACCTGTCTTATCATTTTCAAATCTTTGCTTTTGGTTTTGGTCAGTGGTTAATGAAAATGTATCTCCAAAGTAGCTTTTATACCACTTACTGTCAATTAATCTTCTACATTTTACACTATCTCTTATTGATAATGACCCAGCATAACTTGCAAATAAGAATCTTTTTGATGGTTGTATTGTCCAAGTCCAAGCAGGCAGAGCTACTGCTACACTAATAGACTTCATATGTCTTGGTGGTATATTTATTATAAGTCTTTTTATCTTACCTTCTACGACTGCTTGAAGATGATCTGATACTGCATCTAAATGCCAATTGTCGTAAAAGTCTCTACCTGGCTCAATCGCTTCCCAAGAGTTTTTTGTGAACTCCTTCAATGATCTCTTCATTTCCTCTGTTTCCACTTGGTGTAACAGCTCTGGTAAGGACTTGTTTAAGGTTTCTGAGTTCGTCATCTGATATCCTAGTTAAATCTATAACTTGTCTTTGCTCTACTATAGTTTCTTTTTCTATCTTATCTTGCCAACCCGCTCTGTTTTTAAGATAAAATATCATTGCAGTATTGTCTCCTTCTAACGCCTTCTCATATAATTTATTAGTTACTCTTTGGATGCCTCTACCCTTACCTCTTTTTATAGCCTCTCCAAACTCTTTAAATTCATTTTGCTTATCGTATAAAGTTGACTGTCCTATTCCTAAAGCTAGAGCTATCTGTTCCGATGTAAGTCCTTGAGATGCATAGGCTTCTGCCCTCTCGCACATATCTTTTGTAACTACAAATTTAGGTCTGCCAATCTTTTTAATTGGCTTTGGTTTACTTTTTAATTTTTTTGTTGTCATTTGCATAACCCTTACAATCATATCCTAGCTCTACATAATCTTTGTAACTCATTTTATTAAAGATTAATGGTGTGTCATCTCCAAGCCAAGCACCATCCACATTAAATTCAAAATACTCTATGGCTTCTTCTATATCCATGCCATGTTGATCTACAAGTATTGCTACACATATGTGTCTGTCATAAACTGCAAGTCTTGGTTGACCACATCTTTGAGCAAAACCTACAAATGCATCCTCAAGATCATCATATATTTTCATTATTACACCTCTGTACTAGAGTAATCATAATTATTTTCTAATTCAACTATTTCTTCATAGACCTTCTTTGAGTTACTGAAGTTAAAGAACTTCTGACCTATATGACCATAGATACCTTGTTCTCTTATCTTTCTAGTAATTATTTGAGTAGAGTTGTCCTCAAAGTCTCTATGCACTACTAGAGCGGCATCACTCATGTTTGCCCAATGTGCAGAACCACTTACTTGATATAAATCTGGTGGTGGAACTACTCCACTGTCATTCCGCTGCAGCTTGTGAGGGTGAGCTACCATCCAAACAACTAACTGATGGTTTCTTGCAAACTGCTGACACTTGGCAATTATATCTCTTATGTGCTCATCTTCTCTTTTAGCATAGTCTCTATTAGGACTGATCTGATTAAATGGATCAATAACTAAACCCTTGATACCAAATCTCTGCTTGGCTACTTTCGCCTTACTCAATATGAACTCAATGTCTGGGATTTCTTCTGTGTTCTCAATAAATTTAAAATGATCATCTAAAAACTCTATGCCACTGTTAAGTTCTTCTTGAGATATTCTAGCGTGCATACCAATGTCAAATGGCTTTCTACATCTCTTCTCAAGTAAACGCCTAATATGATTTGGTGTTGAATGTTCTGGGCTGAACACTGCAAAGTTCCAATTCTCATTCTCTGCTAAATTCATAAGTATCTGATCTAAGAAGTTACTCTTACCATGATTAGGAATGCCAGTAATTAAGTTAAATGTACTTGGCATGATCTTATATATTTTATCTAATTCTTTGAACCCAGTGCTAAATGCCTTCTGCTCATTGCCATCATAAATGTTCTGCACACTATCGTGATACTCTTTTACTCCATGCAATCCTTGTACTGGGAACTCTTCTGCATACTCTATACATTCTTGTAAAACTTGTATACCATCATTGATAAGGCACTCGTTTGCATCTTTGCATTGCCAATCATCAATTCGAGGGAAATTGACAACTTTACAAATGTCTTTACCAAATCTATGAATAATCTCCAACCTCAAAGCCTTGCCAT